TGGAGGAATATACTCAAGGCACTTTATCCTTAGTGTATCACCTGTCTTTTCTGAATTTGTCCTTGCTACGGGATATGACAAATAAATTGAGGAATCATGACTTGAACTACCAGACTCTTGCTCATTAGCAACTCTTGTTTTACCTGCTATCTTAACTGCTTTCTCTTGAATTTTTAATTTTTGGCTATTTGACAGATTAGCATTATTCCCTCCAAGTTCATTGTAGGTTTCCTGTAGTATTGCATTTTCTTTTGGATCTTCTTTCCAAGTACCTAAAGCCATTTATATTATCTTTTTTAAGTATTTAGTATGATTTTGACAAAAGGTAGAGTTCTTAGATCTCTTAACTCCATTTCATCTACTTTATACAGACCACCAACCACTTCTGGAAATGTATATTGCCTCATTTCACCCCAATGATAATTCAATCCTTTAAATCCCCATTGAAAAACTTCAGTCACAGCAACAAGAGGGTGTGAGTCATATGCAATACCAGGTGTCTTCGCACGATATACGAAAACATAAAAATTACCTGCTTCAGGCACGTTACTTCCCTCAGTCAGGACACCTAATACTTCTGTTGCTAAATCATCAGGACTCTCTGTACCGATAAGATTTTTCATTATGGGATCTATACGACTCATATGTCTAACTCTTTTTCTGTGATTACTTTAAATTCCCACATTCTATCAGCACAGTATTCTCTCGCTGCCTTCCACTTTGCTTGGTTCCTCGCATATTCAAATGCTTCACGAATGTAACCTTTGGTTTGTCTTTTTGGTTTCTTGGGTTTTGTTGTTTGTTTAAGTGGTTTAACTTCAATCAGATATCTTTTTATTTTACCTGTGTTCTCTTGAACTTTGATATAAAAATCTGGAAAATATCTATGTACTCGACTATCATGGGGTGAAATATATGGAAGAGCAATCTCTTCACTTCCCCACTCTAGTATCTTTGCATTTTTATCACAATACACCATAAATTTTCTTTCCCAGAGTGATCTGTAAATGATATTAGTTGGATCACCTTTGTACTTTCTAGGAAAGGATGGATAGTATTTTCCCCTATAAGCCATCTAAATAACTATACTATAGAAGTATTTAGAGTGCCAGCACCAAGACCGAGAAGAATATCAGATATAATGCCAAAGATTCAGAATGTATCTTTGTCGTCTCAATTTTTAGTAAAATTTGTACTACCTAGAGGAGAGTGTCGTTCATTTTTAAGAAAGAAGGGGATTAATGATCGTTTCATATCAGATAATGTAGGTTTACTTTGTAGTGATGCAGTTTTACCTGGCAGTGCGATGGCAGCATTAAATACTGCTGGTGATTATCAGGGTATGATTGAAAAGTTTGCACATACTCGAAACTTCACACAAGTAAATTTTGACTTTATGGTTGATAATGAATATAAGTCTTTAAAATTTTTAGAACATTGGATGGAATTTATATCAGGTCGATCTAACGGAGATCCAAGTAGTGATACTTATTTTTTCAAAATGGCATATCCAACTGAATATAAATCAAATGATACAAGAATTGTAAAGTTTGAAAAAAATCATTCTCAATTTTTAGAATATAGATTTGTCGGTTTATTTCCACTTGCACTTAATTCGACAAGAGTATCATATCAGAATACTCAAGTATTAAAAGCGACTGCGACTTTTTCATATGATCGATATATTTGTGGGGAATCTTCATCACTTGCAAGAGCATTAGGATTAGATTTAAATAATGCAGGTGGAAGATCTGGTGATGCAGCAAATTTAAACTACAATGATGCAAAATCTTTAGATGATATTGTAAACCCTCATTTTGGTGGATTATCACTACTGAATCAAGGATCTCAATTTGCAGTTGTAAACAATCGAACAATAGTTGGTTCAGATAAGAGAATTAGATCGGATGGTGGACAATTTAAATATGAAGTGATATAATAGATTTTAAAAACCACTATAAATAATTTTATCTGAAGTGTAATAATTATTATGCCTTTACCAACCATTTCAACACCAACCTATGAGTTAGTGTTGCCCTCATCAAATAAAAAAATTAAATACAGACCATTTTTAGTCAAAGAAGAGAAGATTCTTATTTTAGCAATGGAATCTCAAGACACTAAACAGATTGCGAGATCTGTCAAAGATGTCATTTCTAAATGTATATTATCAAAAGGTATTAAAGTTGATAGACTTTCTACATTTGATATTGAGTATTTGTTTTTAAATATTCGTGGCAAATCAGTCGGTGAACAAATTGAAGTAATGGTCACTTGCCCTGATGATGAAAAGACTCAAGTACCAATGTCAATTAATATTGATAGTATTCAAGTTCAGAAAGATGAAGACCATTCAACTGATATTGTATTAGATGATGTATATACTTTAAGGATGAAGTATCCATCTTTAACTGAATTTATTAAGAATAATTTTGGTGCTCTTGATGAAATGAGTGTTGATGATACATTTGATTTAATCGCATCTTGTATTGATCAAGTTTATTCTGAAGAGGAATCATGGGCATCTGAAGAATGTACCAAGAAAGAATTAACAACATTTGTTGAATCTTTAAATTCTAGTCAATTTAAAAAAGTTGAAAAATTCTTTGAGACAATGCCAAAATTATCTCATACTGTTAAAGTATTGAATCCAAATACAAATGTAGAAAGTGAAATTAAAATAGAGGGGCTGCAGAGTTTTTTCGGATAAGTATGGCACACGAAGATTTAGTGTCATACTTTAAATTAAATTTTGCCATGATGCAGCATCATAAATATAGTTTAACTGAACTTGAGAATATGATTCCGTGGGAGAGAGAAATTTATGTATCACTCTTACAACAATACGTTGAGGAAGAAAATCTAAAAGCACAACAAGAACGTAATGGATGAGGAACAAGGACTATCATCACCAATAGAAAGAGGTATAAGAGGTATTAGAAGAAGTATATCTTCTAATATTTTTGGTGGTCGTCGTGCTCCACAAATTCAAGGTGATGGGGTATCAGCAGATATAATTGCAAGAAATTCTTTAGCATTGTCTAATGTTGCTAATCAACTTGGAGGAATATCTGAGCAAGTAAACAATATTAACTCATCACTTACTGCCATTAAAGATAATTTATCAATAAGTGATGAAATAGAAAAAAAGAAAGAATTAGCTAAAAGAAGAAGAGAAGCACAACTAGCAGAAGAGGGTTTAAGAGAGGGGAAAGAAGGTGAATTAGAGAAGAAAATACAATTTGCTTTATTAGCACCCGTCAGAAGAGTTGCACAAGTTGCAAGAGGTATTTTAGGAAGATTAGGTGAAGCATTGTTATTTCTAGCTGGTGGTTGGTTAACAAGTCAAGCACTCACATTTTTACAATTAAATTCAGAGGGAAATATTGAGGCACTTAAAAAATTTAAAGATAGATTTATAAAAGACTTATTAGTTATTGGTGGAATCCTTTTAGCAACTACTGGTGCATTTGGTAAAATATTTTTATTGGTAAAAGGATTAGGTGGATTATTGTCAAGGGTCACTTTTGGTGGATTTTTATTAAATTCTTTTAAAGGTTTAGGGTCTTTTATATTATCTAACGTTGCTAAATTCATTGGTTTTATAAGAAGAGTTGGAGTTGGAGGACTTCGTAGACTTGGTGGATTAAGAAATTTGATACCTCTTGGATTTATTTTTCAGAATAGAATTGCTAGAGAAGTGAAAAAATTTTTTCAGGGAGCAGCTGATGATTTAATGAAATACCCATTCATTCAAAAAATGATGAATAGATTTGGTCAAACGAAAATAGGACAAAATTTATCTAAGTTTAGTAAGTCTGGTGGACTCAATAAAATGTTTAACAGAGCTTTTGCACCATTGATAGTAGCTCTTGAAACTTTTATGGGAAAAGCAGAGTTAGAAAGGGCAGGACTTGAACCATTACAAGCATTAATTACATCATTTGCTAGAGCAGTTACTCAATTTGGATTGTTTACTGCATTTATTAAAGCTACAAGTATGACTGTGGGTGGAATATTCGCTGGAGTTGGAGCACTTCTTGGTCTATTGGGTGGTCCGTTTGCACCGTTGACCTCTGCTGGTCTTGCAGCTAAAGGTTTTGCCATTGGTAAAGCAGTTGGAGGATTTTTAGGTTTTCTAGGATTTTTATTCCCCGAACAAACTAAACAATTTACAGGGGGATTGGTTGATCTTGAAAAATTCTCTCTTGAAGCTGACAAAATCGCAGTTGAAAGTGGTATGGCAATTTCGGGTGTGGATAAAGAGACAAAGAAGAAGGTTAGAGGTAATGTCTTTAAGAAAAATGATAATGTTAGTTCCAGTAGTTCAGTATCAAGCGATGCAATAGAGATAAGTAAAATTATTCCAGAGGATAGTGAAGGAACAGGTGGTATAGTTGCATTTAAAAGAAATGAAAAAAATTTACAACTTGAAAGTGGAGCTGTAAATGTACTTGATTTAACGGATAAAAATCAAAAAAGAGGCACAGCCTTTGCTGGTGGAGGTGATGATAAAGGAGGAATTGATAATATACCTAAGATTGATTCATCTAATAATAATGATGACCAATCATTAATTGCGAGATCAATTATGAATCTTAATCTAGCATAATGGCTGAAAAACGAAAATCACTTTTAAATTCATCATTAAGTATAAACTCTATTAGAGATTCTGTTACGAATTTTTCAAAAAGTTTACGAAGATCTGGTATTGTAGCATCTGATATTGTAAAAAAAACTAGACAAAATAATATTTTCAATCAAAATACAATATCAAAGGAAAATGAATATTTTAGAAAAAGAAGAGAAAATGTGAGAAGAAAGGAAAGAGAGGATGAACTAGAATCATCAAGTATTAGTGGTGTTACAAAAAAAGAAGGAAATATAGTTTCAAGAAGTACTAAAGGATTTTTAGGTAGAATACTTGATTTTTTTGGTATTATACTTATTGGATGGTTTGTAAATAGATTACCAGAAATAATAAAGGCAATACGTAATGTAATAAGACTTATACGAAAGGCAACAGGATTTTTAACAGGATTTCTAGATGGGGTAAAGGATTTTTTATCAGGTATGGGCACTGGTATTAAAACTCTCATAGATACATTTCCTAAAATAGATTTACTTAATTTCAAAAATG